CCCACCGCATAAATAGAAGCGGTTCCATTTATGCATTTGCATTAGTATGCGTCGCGTAACTAAGCGAGTGTGTGGATGGTACCACCCCTCTTGCAGCTATAGTAAGCTGGGCTTGTAGAGTCAAGCATGGGAGGGTGGAGAGTGATCTCTACCGAAAGCGAACCATAATGACGACCGGTCTTATGGGGACTCTAGCCGACATATTAGAAATAGTATGTTGGTACAACGAGGTTTGGAAACAAGTAGCGTTGCTCATCTTTAAACTCAGTAGATTAATTTCGAACGGAGGAGATGAGGAGCTGGCATAGTCCAGTTATTGGTATAAAACCCATAGGCGTATCCCGTACCATAATCACCTGATGGTGTGAGTGGGAAAGGACCTCGTACCTAGTAATAGAATCAAGTATCCAACGGATCCTTGCTATAGCTGAGGTACTGTGAGAGCTCCTTTACATGAATAGGTTTGAGAGAAATCTCTAGAAAAAGACTAGAAATAGTCGGGGCCTTGGATTGTAGGGGAGTTGCTCCCAGCAACCTTATTATCTAGCCTGCTAAGGCGACCTGCGGCCCACCTCTCCCAGGAGGGAGTGGGGAACCGAAAATCCATCAAACATCAAACAAGCAATGAGAAATACTAAAAGTATTTATCAACGCTTAGTAAGACGTTCGATGAATTGGTCCCTCGGTGTAAAAGCCGAGGCAAAACTGGCGGGAATGGCTCTTAGAGTCATCCCGTTAGTCTTTGGGCATTTAACAGCAGGAAGGGTTAAGGTTGTTTGGGGTTTCTCTCGGAATGCATCAAAAATGTATAGACGAGTTGGGCCGAGAGGGCTAGCTATCTATCTGAAGACCTGCTACTTGCTATTGCAGCATGTGGCAGGGGGTCAGGTAGATAAGGATCCCTTTGGGTTCGGCTGCAACGTCTCGAGAACTAGACGCGGAGTACCAAGGATCATCAATTCAACCCATAGAAAGTTAATTCTTTCGGGAGATATTGAGGTTATTAGATTTTGGATGACTCTATTCGGGTTATACCGAGTAGTCCCTTTTAAAGGGAGTCTGAAACTAGGAACCATAATAAATCCTGGGAAGGAGCTGCGAAGCGACTTCTTAAGTGAGTGGGAGCGATGGGTACCCGTGTTCTTGGATCGGCTTTCAAAGGTGACGAAGTCATCGATGGAACTCGATCCTTCGCGAGACCTAAAAGTGACGTCGATTCCGACGATTACGAAATCTTCTCCAAATTCTGG